TATGTGTTTTTGAGAGCCTAACAATGCCATACCTGAAGCCATAGTGCAGTCATATTTAGTTCTGTTGTCTATTTCAAAACTAACCCAGTCTTTTAATAATCTTTTAAAAAAACAATTACCTATATCCCCAGTTTCTTCATTGTAACCAACATTATCATATATATAAGCTTGTATAGCATCTGCCATAGAATTTATTACAGCAGCACCAGATGTTGGTATCCCAGGTGTTTTTTGTCTTCTAGAGTAATCTGTGTGTGTAGATTCAGGCCTGTCCATTAGGTAGTTTGAGTATCCTCTGTTTTGAAAATACTTAATAACTCCTATTTTATTGTTTTCAACAAGTATCTGACACCCATAATAAAAACATTGTTTTATCATGTCTTCATAAAACATTTCGGCTTTTGGTGGCCTAGCCACATACTCACACACAAAAGCATTTACAAAATCATCTTTCATGCTAAACTTTCTAAATACATATGAGGCAGCATCTGATCTTCTACCATCTGTAGTAGTATCGTGATCGTATGGATCAACCCCTGCAACCAACTCCAAACAATTAGATGGATATTTTCCATTTCCTTTTTTTGAAAAGCTGTTTTGCATTTCTTTATCTGGAGACCAAGCTAACTCCCATCTTCCTTTTATATCTGGCTGCCAAATAACTTTTGTGTCTTTTATGCCATTAGCCCACACAAAATTACCTCTAGTTGTTACATCATAATTAGACTCTAAAAAATCTAGTTGTTGATATATTTTTTCTACATCAAATATACTTGTGTTAGCATCACTCCTAAAGGCTTCTTCCACAGTAAATGGCCTTTGTCTTTTTTCTTCTGACAGTTTATTAGTATCACTTTTTAACGAATCTCTTCTATTTTTTAAAAATGTTTTTGCTTCGTTTATCATACTATTACCATAGTCATCTATAAAACCCTCATACCCATCATAAGCTGGAGTAAAGTAAGAGTAAAGACCAGATTGAGTTCTACCATTAGCATCTCTATCTTCTATGTTACTCATATCCCAAAGCTTCTTAAACTTATCTCCACCACCTGAACTTAATTCATTTACAGTTGATGGCATAAAACATTTACCCACTACATTTATACCTAATGTTAAACAAGGTGCTACAACTTGCCAGTTTTTATCTACTGAGGCTTCTGTCCATTTACCTGCCTCATCACTCATAAAAAACTTTAGTTTTGCAGAGTCATAAGAATTTTCTCTAGTGTTTCTCCAATCTATTTTACTGTTAAGTGCATGAGATTTTGTAATCTTTTTAAAGTTCTTGGTAATTTTTTGACCAGGAGTATTAAAAGATAACCTAGACTTTGGATTATCAGAGCCATCAATAATAGGTTGAAAGAAATCAGGTAAACCACGAAACATATAAACAACTTTTTCAAATAGGTCTTTAGCATCTTGTCCTGTTTTTGATAATAATCCACCATGAGAGTTATAGGAACTAGTTATTTCATACAGAGACATACAAGCTCCTTTCCATGAAGCACCCTCTCTTCTATGCTTCACCATTATCATTCCATAACTATTTGGGTCTTTTTTACAAGCTTCCCAAAATGTAAAGAATCTTCTGTCTCTATCTCTATAGTCTGGGTATCCAATATCTATCTTACCCCACTGTAAATAATAATAATGATTTCCAGTTATGTAAGTTGGCTTACCATTATTCATAAACCAAACACCATTTGCCCTTCTTTCAAATTCTTTTGATATAAATTTATTTCTGTTAGATGGTGACAGCATAGACCAATCTGTTTCATCTCTCGTCCAACTCTGATCTTTTTTCTTTTTTTCTGAAAACAATATACCTTTCTTGGGTGGTCTTTTTGGAAGTTGAATATCAAGACCACATATTACTTCTTTTGAGCCTTTTGAGTTTTTATCTAAAGATATAACAGCCATTTAAATACAGGTATAACAATCTACAAATATACTAAATTTTGACGAAAAGCCTAAGAGTTGCTTTTTGCGAACTGCTCTGCATGACCTGCCTCAAAACCAGATTCTTGTTTTTCATCTGACATTGTTTCTTTTCCATTCATTATATCTTCTAGTTTTTGAACTTCAGCTATGAGCTCTTTAGCATCCATAAAGCATTCTTTTTTTGACTTAAAAGCATTACGAGCTTTGTCATCCTGAAGGTCTTCATCAACAGGTTTTTTTATCTCATCTGTTAATAAATCTATAGCTTCTTTTGCAGAAGATATTAATTTTTCAAATCTTTTTTTAGTTGGATCATCCATGGTATGTAGCTAAAACATCTTCATTCCTCATCCTCATTAATTCTTCACCTTCTATCTTCATTACATATTCTGAGTTTGTACTAAATATAATTCTATCCCCTATTTTTGCTCCTTGTTCAATAAGCTCCTCATTAGAATGTCTTAATATACCATGTAGCTCCTCTTCCTCTGGATTTGCCTTAAAAAATATTCCAGAATCTGTTTTGCAATCTTCTTCAGTTTCTTTTACCTGCTCTACAAAAACCCAGTTGTTTAACATTTTTAATTTTCCATTTCTAACTATAGCATAAATAAAAGGCTCTTGTATTTTATAGACAAGTTTGTCTTCAATAAATTTAACCCTATTAGCTTCTGTTACTAAAAAATGATGACAATAAATTTTATCTCCAGGTTTAACTCCTTTCACTTTATCGCTAACAGCGTAAACAGTTCCATATTGCCTAGCATTAAATTCAGGTTCGTAAGACGAATCTAAGTATAATTCTATTTTTTCGTTATTTTTTCCTTTTATATAGGTAGAGTTTTCATGTGATTTTTCTACTTCAACCCATATGTAATTAAGTAGTGGCTTCATACTCTTCATAATTTAAATTATATTCTATTGATGTTGGTTGGTTTTTAAAATCTTTCCAAAGATAAGTGTAACCATCACTAAATTTTTTAACATAAACATTATACCTTAAAACATTATATTCTCTAAAGTAGGCTTCATCTTCTATTATATCTGTAATTTTTGCACCACCACCCATAACAGTTTGACCTACAATATAGTTCATGCCATTTTTTAAATCTCCTATGGTTAACTTTCTTATTAGTCCCTTTGTAATATGCTCTTTCATTTTATGCTATATTCTTTTCCCAACCATCAAAATATCCTTCACAATCACATTCACCACACCATGGTTTACCACAGCCATATTCTTTTTTCATTGCTACTTTTAATAATATAAGGTAGCCTATTAAATCAGTAACAGTATCTTCTGTTTTGTCAGTGATACCTTTGTTGGCTATACGAGATAGCTTATCATCAATACGAGCACATAAAGAATCTACTGAGCTTCCTTTTGAAAAAATTTTTTTTGGGTTTGTTGCTGAATCACCATAGGTAATATTCTTTTCTATTAGTAAGTCCCTAACAGAATTAGCAACCTCTTTGATTAAGTCGGTTGTTTCCATTAAATTTAATTTTAGTTATTTGACAAATATACAATTATACTTGTTCAAATCCAAATCTAATAATCATTGGTGAGCCTCCTTCTACTCCAACAGTATCTCCTATTGCATCTGCATTATTTGCATTTAAAACAATGCGTGTAGCTATTACTGATTTTATTGTTCCTAGTGTTGTCCCATCTCCACCATTATATAATTCATCACCAACTTCAAAAGCAGTTGTAGCATCTATAGTACCAACACTTAATTCTGCATCACTTGTATCTTCGCCACTGCCATTATCAATTAAAACACCAGAACCAAAATCAAAAGCACCTCTAGCAATAGCAGCTACATATAAAGAAGATGTTCCTGCTCTTGCTTGCATAACAGCACCAATAGCTCCATCTCCAGTAGCTGTATGTGCAATAGCCATAACATCATGTCCTGCTCCATAATCTCCACTAACAACTGGTATATATCCACATATTTCAGAGCCAGCATGCTGTATTGTTCCAACTGTTTGATTAACAGTACCTAAAGCAGTTTCATTAGGATTGCTTGAAAAATAAAGTTCAAATGCTAATTTTTGTTGTGTAGCACTTTCAGCACCCCTAACTGTTGTTGTTATGGAAGTTAGTCTAGTTCCACCCCCTGCTGTAAAAGCTGCATTTGGAATCTCTGTCCAATTAAACAAAACATCAGCATTTGCAAATGCTGTATATGAATTAGTTCCAGTAAAAGCAGGTTTAACTGTTACCTGATGAAATTTCCTTGAAGCCATATCTTAATTATTTTATATTTGTATATATTGCAACCACAAAGATAATAAATTTTTTTGTATCTTTGTCTGGATAATTATTAATAAACAAATATTTAGATATGGCTTTATCAACTGCAACATTAACAGTTAAAATAACAGAGTCTATAACATTGAATGGTGTAGATCAGGGAGGAACTGTTACAAAAACAATAAGTTCATTAAATCAAGTTACAAAAAGAATTGTAAATGTACCTACATCACAAATAACTGTATACACAACTGGTTCTGATAATGACTCAGGGCAACATGACTTGTCTGAAGTTAAGTACGCTAGAATAACAAACCTAGATGGCTCTAACTTTTGCTTCATAAGAGTAGCAGAAACAAATAATGATGAGTTTGTATACAAGCTTGAAGCAGGTCATTCTTTTATACTAGGAACACATTCAGTTTCTCTGTCTGCTGCTGATGCTGCTACTGCTGGGACTTCTGGTAGTTTTGGTTCTATAGCTAGTGTTAAGCTACAGGCTGACACTGCTGCTATAGCTGCTGAAGTATTTTTAGCTTCTGCTACAGACTAATATAACTCAAACATAATGAATGGATCTTGTAATAAAGAAAATAAGGAACTCTTATATATTTAAGGTAGAAAAAGCTACCCCATTACAAGTATCTACATCAAATAGGAAAATAGGAATTGGTTTTACTGGTAGGTCTCCTATAAAGCATGGTGTTCATGTTTTTAGGGACCTAGGAGTAAACGAAGGGGCTACAATAAATAGAAATCAAAAAAACAACAGATTTATAGTACATGGGAAAAGTAGAAATTTAATTTTTACAGATCCTGTAAATAATAGAATAGGTATAGGTGAAGATTCTCCTGATGAAAAATTATCCATAAAGGATGGTGAGATAGAAATATATTCTACAGATACTCAGTTCTTGAGTTCAGAAATAATAACTGATAATGATTTTGATGATGATAGCAAGTTTAAAGTTCAGGGTGGTTTTACGATAACAGCAGATGAAACATTAACTTTTTCTGTTCCTACTCAACCTGAGTTTTTCCCATCAATGGACAAAGACAATCCTAAAAACATTTTAGCTAATGGTAATTTTAGAGAAGGATCTGGTGGAACTGCTTCTAATTATATTTGGACTGCAACCAATGACTGGGCTATAAAATCAGATTTTTTAAATGGGGGTAAAGCTAGTTATGAGTACAGTTCTGGTAGTGCTTCTGTTTTAGCTCAAGTTGTAATAAATAAAGCTACAACTCCTAACTTTGAATATTTTTTAGTTCTTAGGTATACCATATCTAATTCAAACATAACCACTGCTGCAAAAGAAACTAATTATAAAATAGGTGGTGCTAATCAGGTTCCACTTAGATTAACTGGTATATTAGGTAATTATAATCTACCAACAGACAATGGTGATCATACTGTTTATGTTAGAGCTGCATTTGGTCAAGGTAATCAAAGTGCTGGGACAAATCATACAGTTAGCTTAACTATGGCTAATACTCTTGCTGATGCAATACCTTTAGCTAGTGGTAGTAAATTAGATATTAGTAATGTATCACTAGAAGAAATACCTGGGGCCTTAATACAAGAAACAAATGATCTTAATGTTACAGCAGCAGAATTTGATCAAGATGAAAAATATAAATTTGCTTATACTATAAGCTCTTCCTCTGGTAATCCAAGTCTTTTGGTTGGGGCAGCAGATCTTTCTGGAACACTTTTGGGTAGTGACTCTATTCCATTTGAAGATGGAACATCAAGTGTTTTATTTGATAAGTTTTATGTAGCTGGAAATCACTTTATATTTTTAGTAACTGAGGTAGGTAGCAACCAGGATTCCTTTACTATGGATGATATATCCTTAAAAAAATTACATGCTAGAATAAGAACAGATAATGGTGATTTGCATATAGGTGGAAACCTTAATATAGGTAGTGGTAAAGATGCAACAGACTATACGCTAACATTTGATGGGCAAACAAATGATGGTGTAATTACCTGGATGGAAGATGAAGATTATTTTAAGTTTGGGGATGATGTTTCTGCTGGATGGCATGGTGATGCTGATACTATTAAAGTTCTTCCAAGAGATTTTGTAGGTAATGAGGATGCAGCTGGAGCTGCTATTCATTTTGATGATACAGGTACAATAGGTATTATACCTAGTGATGCTGCTATGGAGTTATACGCATTTGTTCCAATACCTGTTGGGAAAAAAGCTACCCATGTTAGTGTTTTTGGTAATAATACTAGACCTGTAAATGTATTTGAAAGTAATGTTAATAGTGGAACACATACATCTAAAGGAAGTGGAAATGTAGGGACAGAAATAGATATAACAGACTTTAACCATTCTGCAACTAATTATTTGTCAATAAAAATAAACACCAATGCTGTAACAAATGTTATTTATGGTGCTACAATAACAATAGCAGATATTGTTTAATTTTATTATCTTTGTATGATGGAATTAGAAGTGCTTAGAATATCGTCTGGAGAAGACTCAACATCAGGATTATTATTTGAAACAACCGACAATAAGCGTAAGTTTTTATGCTATACATTAGAAGATGAATATAGAGAAGAAAAAATTATGGGGGAGACTCGTATTCCTAGTGGGACTTACGAAGTGGTGCTTAGGAAATCTGGTGGATTCCACAATAAGTATGTTAAGCGATATGGTGAAATGCATCTTGGTATGCTGCATATTATTAATGTACCTGGTTTTGAGTACATTCTTATTCATACTGGTAACACTGATGAGCACACTGCTGGGTGTTTACTATTGGGTGATACGCAGACGAACAACCAAATTGCCAAAGATGGATTCATCGGCAGTTCTGGACAGGCCTATAAGCGACTTTATCCGAAAATAGCAAAAGCTATAGAAAAAGGTGATTGTGTAAAAATAACTTATATAGACTACGATGCAGTTAAATAAAAACAAATCAGGAAGTATGTTTCTTAGATCAATACAAGATTTAGTATTTTTATTTATTATTATATTTCTTATTCTATTTAGTTCTTTTAGTTCACAAGCACAAGTTAAAAATCTTTTTAAATATTCTACATTTTATGCAAGTGCATCTATGGCTTCACCATTTGCTGTTAGTCAACAGTTTTATGTTGATGGTGTTGCAGGTTCTGGTCAGCTAGTTGAAATAACAGAACAAATAGAATCTAACTATGTATTTAGTATTGGGTTAAGAAAAGTTGCTAGATTTGACTACCAAGTTAAAAAGGGAAGATTTTATGATGGTTCTGAAAATGAAATATCAGATTATGCTACTATATCTAATGCACCAGGTTTGGAATACTTATTTGAATATAGTGCTGTCAGAAACAGAGGTGATGTATTTACTCAACAAGAATATAAAGTTCGTTACATACATAATAGATTTGCTATAAAAGCAGCATATGTAAACGATGGCCTTATTAATCTTAAATATACTTTAGGGGAAATAAGATATAGACAGAAGTTAGGTAATTTAGATTTAACAGCAGGTATCGCACATAGAAGTCATCCTGTATATGGTTATAGCCCAGTAAATGCATGGTTTGCTATACCAGCTAATAAACATTGGTGGCAGTTAGCAAATGAGTTTGGATACTTTAGTGATCCTAATCAACACTGGACTAAAGATGGTGAGCTTATTGCAAAAACAGATAGAGAGTTTTATACTTACCATTTTGGTAGAGCAGTAACCGAATATAATAACAGAGAACTAGAAGCATTAGGATTAGTTCAAGAATTATCTGCTGTATTTGGTTTTGACTACTATTATAATAAAGAAAACTTTTGGATTCATGGATGGAGTTCTTTCTATCCAATTCACAAAGGTCTCAACGATTTTTCGTATATTTACCCAGATAAAAAGTTTGAGTGGGATGCTGGTTTAATTTTAGGTTCTAAGATAAATAAACATCTCGGTCTTTTTATAGAAGGTAGGCACCTTAAATTCTGGGATATTAAATCCTACCAAATGAAAGCAGGTGTAAACTATTTAATATTTTAAAAATGAAAGAACTATCCGAAGAAAGTAAATTTAATATCAGTGTTAAAACATTAATAAGCATTGGAGTTGGTTTGTCGGTAGTAATAGGAATGTATTTTACTTTACAAGCAGATATAGCAGAAGCAAAAGAATTACCTATCCCAGAAGTTTCTAGAACAGAGTATGATTTAAAAGACCAGCTTATTAGAGAAACTATTATGAACACCCAATCGGATGTTGAAGAAATTAAAGAAGACATTGAAGGAATGGATGAAAAGCTTGATGAACTACAAGAAATGATATATGAACTAAAATAATGAGAAAGTTATTATTTATATTGTTATTTATTTGCTTATCTGCTTATGGTAGTGTAGAGTTTTTAAATAATGGTAATTTTAATAGCAGAATATCTAAAGGTATTGTTGTGGTAGAGTATTGGGCGGAATGGAATAATACTAATAAATTTAAGGAATTAAAAGAACTTAAAGATTGTACAGTATATAGAGCTTGTATATCAAGTTGTAGTGATGCTGCTAACAAATATAATATAAAAGCAATACCAACAGTTATTATATATGATAATGGAGAAGAGGTTGCAAGGTTTAGTCCTAATATAATGCTTCAATTAGAAGCTACAGGAAAAGATGTTCAATCAGCTATCGATGAGATAGTGTTAAATAAATT